ACGTAATGGTTCGATGATTCAACCAGTATTCGCTCGAGCGCGTATCCGGGCACTTGATAAAACACTCGACGGTTTTCGATGCTGCTGTTCTTGTTTTTGAATATCGCCACGATCTTCTCTGCCGCTTCTGCGTTGCTCTTCTCCAGTTCCTCAGCTTGCGCGAAGGTGCCACGGTTCGCATAGATGATCGTGAAGTCGAGCTTTTCTTTTGCCGCGCCGGCGCTGCTCACATACATCGCACGATCGGCTCTTCCAGGCAATATCTCTATCAACGGATAGATCGCGTTCTTCGCCCAGTTCAGCGCGCCGATCTTGATCGTCTCCGCTTGGAACTCCGTATCCAACGTGTTCTTTATCTCGTCGAGCAACTCTTTGTACATATCAATCACACACCCTTGTCAGATGCTCAAGAAGAATGTCTTTGATGTTCTCGATTCCCTTGGTATCGAACGGCGGAATCCCGTCACTGTCAGAGTACGGCATAAAGGCCCGCTGCGGCATCTTTCGCGTGCCGGTTTGGTGATACACGCCGTAGAACACGCCGGAGAATACCGACGCTTCGCTCTTATCAGAACGCAGGTTGATCGATTGCTTGAGCTTGCCGTGGAACTCGAGGATTTGGCCGCTCACGCCTTTTGCCTTCTTCTTTTTCTCGATTGTGCTGTCAGCGAGCGCCGCCCATCCCTTCGGTCGCCCTTCTTGCTCAAAGTTCTCCATCACTTCTTCTTTCATATACACAGCTACGTCTCTGAGCGGTTTCGATAGATCAGAAAGCTCCTTGTTCAACCGTTTGGTAAGCGTATCAATGCCTTTGTCGGTATAGGTAAACGTGATGGCCATAACATCACCACTTATCCATTACGGTTGTCGTGAATACCTGCGTGCCCGCCGTGATATAGTGTTGCGAAGAAGGGGCCGCCGCATCTGTCCCGGTTGTTTTCTTGAGCGCGCTCATCAATCGATCGTAATATGCCTGGGCCTGCTCCTGGAATCCGTGCCGCTCATATAACCGGTAAATCACGTAAGACGTTTCGTGTATCTCTTTGAGGGTTGTGTCTGTGATTGCAATAATCGAGTTGATAAACGTCTCCGCTTCCGAGAGCAGCACGGTAAGAATCGAGTCGTCAGATTCCGTCAAGCTGTTAATCAAGTCTTCCGGGAACTTAGCCTTTAGTTGCGCCACTGTCATATCCGGTCACCTCTAAAAAGGACCAGCCGGCATTATACCGGCGTGGCCTATTAGGATATCGTGCTTGTAAATACTTTGCACGCGTTAGCGTTATACAAAATCGGGAGAGGATAGGAGAGTAGCGATATAGTCTTCGTGTGCCCTTCGGATGCTTCGGGAATCTTTTCTTTGACGATGACATCGGTCATAATTGGGGATCCATCGGGTTTGAGTTCAAAGTCGACAACCGCGCCGTAGCCGAGAGCAAACTGGCTTGTATTGAGCAGAATCATCTTTCCGCTTGTGCTTGAGGATTCGGGGATATACTTCGTCGCAACGTTCGAATCGTTCGCGTAGGTCCCGGAATACACGTATATCTCTGGGATTCCAAACTCTTGGAACTCACCGATGAACCGAACGCTCGGCGAATTAAACCGAGGCTTAAGCAACCCAAAGTTGTAATTGTTTTTGCTGATATACTTTTCTGTTTTTGAGTGGTTCATGATCCCGCGCGCAAGATACGGGGTCATCAGGATAACGTTCGGCCACATCCCGAGTGTTTGCGCGAACGTCTCGCATTCCGCGCCGATAAGTTCGAGCGGGTCCGTTGAACTGCTCACCGCAAGTTTCCCGGTTGTGCTGATTCTGTAATCCTGCTCAAATGTTCTTTCAGTCGTTGTGAAGCTGATTTTCCCAGTCAGGAGGAGTTGTCCGAACATATACTCGATACGGCGTTTAAGCCGATCGCGAAGCCCCTGGAGTTTAACGCCGTAGGAATACGCGAAGGAACGCGTGATATCCGAAGCGCCATCCAGGTTTGCAAGTTCATTCAGATTAAACGAAGAAGTCAGAGCTTCCGTCGATTCGATGCTGTCGCGTTCGAAGATTTGGGGCGGCGTCACGGTGATGTCTTCGGCGGTGTTCTTGTAATCAATATTGCGCGCCGGATCGTCACGTAATCCGATCGAGCTCATCTTGCCGGAAGTGGTGATCATTCGCCATTTGATCGTGGTTGTCGGGCTGTATATCTTGCTTGATCCGAGCATTTGCGTGAGGAAATACGGTTCATCCCTCATCTGTTGCATAACTTTTGTCAGTAACGTAGTCCAAGATGCGCTGTTAAACGTTGACATTATCCGGTCACCTCTTCTCTTTCAAGCACAATGATGCCGTTCTTTGCCAGTCTCGCTTTTGTGTCCGCGCTCAGCGTGCCGTACAGATCGGAATCTGCCACCACGCCGTTGAGTAGCGTCTTGGCGTATCCGGGCGTTTGCGCTTTGTCCACGTCTTCGGAGAGCACCGCGCACGGTTCGTAGGTGTACATGTTGTAACCAACTTTGATAACTGCGTTTTTCGTATGGCTCGATATCGTGATGACCTTCGTCGAGTAGTTCGTCGTGATCTTGGTGGTAGACGTGCCAACTGATACGGATAGTATCGCGGGAGAACCATATTCGATCGCGTAAGTGGCTGCTGTTAAGGCTGTGGCTGTGCTCGTCGCCATCGTGGTCGTAACGGTCACCGCCGTAGGAGTGGCTTTGTACAACCCCGTGAGGTTATCCCATCCCATCACCTGTTTCGCGGACAGCGTCGCGTTTGTTGCAACGGATACCATCAGTTCGTATCCGCTTTCAAACCCTTCGGTTTTCAAACTCATCATTTCACCTCCACGCCGGCGAACGTTTTAGCCAGCTTGTCAATGTCTACCCCTTTAGGCGCTTCTTCGGAATCGGATAATCCTACGTAGCGTTTCGTCGGGACGGTTGTCGACGTCTCGAGGATTGATTCGAAGAACTTCTCTTGATTAGGATCCTCGACCAGTTTATCTGCCAGCATCTTCACAAGCGCGGGGGCCTTGCTCTTCGCGAGCCAGCCGTCGCTCCATTGCTGCACGTGCATCGTGTGTTTCTCTTTTTGCATTGTTTCCAGATCATCGCTGAGCTTCTTGATCTGGCCGTCTTTCTCTTTTATCTGCTCTTCGAATTGCTTGGTAAGCGTTTCCTCTTGAGCTTTCAGCTTCTCTTCAAACTGTTTGTTTTGCGTTTTCAAGGCTGCGAGTTCTTCTTCGTAGCGCTTGACAACAGCAAAATCGTTCGCGTTTTCTGCCATTCTCTTAGCTCCTTTTATGTCGTTGTTTCCATAGGCCGTCTCTATGTCAATCTCTACATTCCAGGTTATCAAGTTGTGTTCTCCATCCGCGTCTGTTAGCGTGATACGTTGCATTCCGGGTTGTGCCGGGATAGGCGTCAGCGATATCTCCAAAAGTGTTGGCCCTTCCTCTTGCCCGGTCGTCTTGTTGATATAGTTGTCGTGATAGGCAGGGCTCAAGAAGTCATACCGGCCGCTTTTGATTAGCTTCTCACCTTCCGAAGTGAACTCGATATCCGCGGCGAGCCCCTCATCTTTTATCCGCAATGCCTTAATCTCCCCGTACTTGCCACCTTTGCTCTCGTGAGACAGAAGTACTGGTATCGGATACGGCACAATCTTCCGGTCGAGATTCTTCTTGAGTTGTTCCGCGATTCTCTTCGAGTGTTCAACCCTGCCGTATCGAGAATCGTAGAAGGTTTGGAAAGGCAGGATCAGAACTTCTTTTGTCACACCGTTTTCACCTCCTGTGATTCGGTTAATAGGTTTGCAATTATGTCTTTGATCGCGTTCAATTGCGCTTCTTCCCCATGTTCCTCGGCGTGTTTACGGTATCCTTCGCTGTCGTACTGGTTGCTTAGGATCATCCGCACGGCCTCGTCTACGGTGTTGTACAGGTATTCCTCGGGATACACGTCAGTTGCTCCCCAGAAGTGATGGATGATCGGTTTAATTCCTTTGCTCTCCGCTTCGAGGATCGCCATGCCGGTCCCTTCGGTGTAGGATGTCGAGAGGAAGTAGTTCTTATCTTCGAGGAAGGCGTTCATGTCTTTTTGATGCCCTACAAAGTGGATGCTACGTTCCAGCCCAAGCTGCGTGATAATGTGCTTGAGGTATTGCCAAAGCCGAATGTCTTGGAGTTCGCCAGCCCAGAATAACTCGTATCCGGGATCCAACCGCGCGAGCTGGTTCATTATCTGCACCATCATCATCGGGTTCTTCAGCGCGTTGATATGTCCGGCGAATGCGATCTTGTATCCGGTTCCGCGGTTACCGAAGCTGAATCGTTTTGTATCCACGCCCATCGGCACGAGAGCGACTTTATCCGCGGGTACGATCTCTTTCGCCAGCTCATAGATATGATCCGCTTCGAACATCACACAATCGGCGTTGTTGTAGTTGATTTGTTTCAGGAATCCGTTGTAAGCCTCGTAAGCGTGTACGCGGATGATGGTCTTCTTTGCCGGATACTTGTTTGTCCCGGCAATCGCGAGTTCGTTTCCGAATTCGTACCAAACGAGATCGGCCCAGTCGATGTACTGCTTCGCGTGTTCGATGTCACTTACCACCGCCGTCTGCACGATATAATCCCGCGCGAGTTCGTGTCGCACGCCGTGGAGGAATGAAGCGAGGCCCGGCGCGACGATGATTGCGATCTTCTTGCGTTTGGTAGCCATCTCATGATTGGCTTCACCGTACAACCGAGAGTAGTAAGGCGAGAGATTGATCCGTTCGTGATCGGCGAGCTTAAGAATAGCCGGTTCGAAGCGTTTTAAGACATTTGCGTGTTGCGTTTGCGCGAGTGTTCTTATCAATTCATCCGCCGCCCACGTCGTGATCGTCGTGGCCTTCACATCCCGCAGAATCACGAGCGCCATATCGATCATCCCGGTCTCAATCGCGGCCTTTGCCCCGATGATCAGCGCAACGTCGTGATACTTCTCGTATTGCAACGTGAACAGGCACCCGCTCTTGTCGAAAGCCGCAACCTTCGCCGTGTACGTCTCAAAGGCTTTTAAGGCGTTAAGAGGTTGCTTGAGCGCGTTATACATCAATTCCTCGACAATGTAAGAGTCCGGGCAATCAGGAGCCATTGACCGCGACGCAGAGATACACGCTCTGATAATGTCCTGTTCGTTGTATTCGAGCGCTTGCAAACCAAGAAGCACGAAGATGTCGTGCATCATTACGGGGATGGCCTTCGTCATTCTTACTTCCGAAAGCAACGCCTTGCCGTACGTATAGGCTTCTTCTTTCTGCTCACACACGAGAAGCGTTTTGTAGTATTGCGCCTTGTAGTAGAGCCGCTCCATCCCGCTGAGTGTGTCGCCTTGGAGTATCTTTTCCATCATCGACAGGAGCCGCTTGCGCTTCTTCTCTCTGAGCTCCGGCGTCCACTGATAACCGTAATGGTTTGATATCAGGTTCGTGGTGATGGTCTCTTGTTCATATTGCGGATGGTTATGCACCGCATACTTGTAGGAGATTGTGCCGCGGCGGAATATTCGAGGGAGTGTGAGCGAGTCTTGGAGTGTGTCCGTGATGATGTTGCGCGTAATCATCATAACCGTCTTAACTTCCGGTGGCTGAGATTCAAGCAATGGCCGGAGTTCTTTTTGCGCCTCTTCCGTAAGTTCTTCATCGCCGTCGTAGATGAATACCCAGTCGCCCTCGCATAAAGCGATCGATGCGTTTCTGGCCTCGCTGAAATCTTCTTTCCATTCGTGGTCATACAGTCTGATCCTTGGATCGTTGAACCCGATGATGATCTCTTTTGTCCGATCAGCGGAACCTGTATCGAGTATCACTATCTCATCCGCTACCGGTAGAACGCTTCGAAGCGCTCTTTCTATGTTCTTCTCCTCGTCCCGTACTATCATTGCAACGCTAACTAACATCTTTTTTATGCTCCTTTCGCATAGATTCTCGCGGATTCGAAGAGCGGCGCACAGTAGCGCAGCATCTCCTCGCGAGGGATAGATGGTACACGGATAAAACTCGGCAATTGGTTGTTTAGATAACTGGAGGCAACCGTCATGAAGTAGTTACGCAGGTATTCCGCACGGTTAATCGTTGCATTTCGCGGCATATACACGCTGTCCTCAAAATGATCGACGATATATCGAAGGATCGCGTTGATCGCTCGAATGCGCCGTTCAATCCCGTGCGTATGGCTTGATTTGTGTATGCGATAGTGGCGGAATGGTTTGTTGATCGCTTTGGTACGCAAGCCCATTCGAAGATAGTGCATGGTGTTGATCGTGTCCACGTCGCATCCGAGATACTTGATATAACCGCGGCGCTTTAAGAAGGACGCTCTCATCAATCCTTTCGAAGAGAGCACACTTGACCCGTGCCGTTCGAAGGTTCGCCGTACCGCGTCTTTCGCTTCATAATCCTCAACCGGCCACATCTCCGTCGAGCGGCCGTCTTCGTAATGCACGCAGCAACCTGAGTACACGTAATCTATCCGCGGATCAGATTCGATCAGCTTCACCGATTCCGCTATCGTGTCCGGTTCGAGCCAGTCGTCCGCGTCGTAGAAGTAAATGTACTTGCCTTTCGCCTCTTCTATCATTCGATTTGTGCCTTCCAACACGCGGCCCGAGTTCATATCCGATCGAATGATCTTAATGCGATCGGCATAACGGTTCAGCACATCGCCGGATTCGTCGGTCGAGCAGTCGTCGTACACAATGATCTCGAGATTGCGGTGTGTCTGGTCAAGCATCGAATCGATGCACCGTGCGAGATACCGCCCGTAGTTGTAGTTATTGATCCCGACCGTGACTAACGGCGCCGTTTCCATTTTCTCGCCTTCTCTTCTTTTGCCGTTTCTTTTGCGGTGATCCCCGCGTAGAATCCAAGGCCGAGGCCAAGACCCACGCCGATGATGAATAGTATGATGTGCATTCTCTTCACTCTCCCAAACAAAAAAGAGCCTTCCGGCTCTTCTTTGTGTTTATTATTCACTTGGTGAATGTTTAGTATTGATTCAGCACCGAGAGTATCGTCGCAATATCCTCCGGCCGCTGTTTGCTTGATGTCTTGAGGCGTGTATCGTTGATGTTCTTGTACTGATCCTTACGCTTGGAATACTTCGTGACCGGCTCGAGATTCGAACGGCAGTTGACGTGCAACGGCGGCGTATTGGAAGCGATCGCGCCTGTATCGTGCGCCGGGATGAATATGTTATTGCGTTCGCGACACATATCCGTTGTAAGCATATCCAGTACCGCGTTGAAACGATATCCCTCGAGTATCGTGCTGCCTTGACACTCTTCAAGCGTCCCGACGTTATACGCCCGCGTCGCTTCGGTGATAGCGATTGCTTTCGCCCGTTGCCTCGCGAAGTCGGTGATCTTGTTGCGGAGATAGGTCGTCGCCTGTTCTGCACTCATCCCTTGCTCGATTGTGTTATTGATGAGACCGGTCACGTGTTCGAGCGTGTCTTGCGCTTCAATCCCAGCGAGTTTGACCGTGTACTGTTGCATAAACGCCATCGCCTTCTCGCTCGGCCGGAAGTATTCGTCGAACGCCTCGGCTTCATTCTTGATGAGCTTTGTGCCGATAACACCGAGCAGTCCTTTGATAAGCTTCGAGTCATTGCGCAAGATGATCTTGAGCACGGCAACCGTCTGGCTCCAATCCGGCGTCGCGAATCGGCGGTTAGGCGCGCGCGCGAGCTTGCCCCGCGTCTGCTTGACAATATCGCCAAACCCGCTGATACGCCCGTACAGGAACGCCGTCATCACGCCGCTCATAATTGCGTTTTGGAATTCCGGGATGATGTCGTAGGTTATGGATCGATTATCAGTTACCGCCTGCCGAAGCCGTTTCCACGGGCTCATCAGGTAGTGTGTTATTCGGTTCTCCGCGTAACTGAGCGCCGTCTTTGTCATTATCGCCGTCGGCATCCGGTATCACCGCCCCTTCGTATTCCGGGATAGATAGCATGTCGCGAATCCACGGTTCCGTGGGATCCACCACGCCACCGCTAATCAACGCGGTTATGTATCCGGCCATTGCCGCTTTATCCTCAACGCTTGGTTGTGTGTTGACCGTGAACTCTCCATAATCTTCTTGCGGTCCGAAGTTGTACTCGATGAGCCGTGTTACCAACTGGTCAAGGATTTGGTTCGCGTAGTTCGTCGCCTGCGAACGCATCGTGTCTTGGAAGAGTTGCATGTGCGTTTTGCTCATTGCATACGCGCCGGTATCCGAAGACGATGATATCAGTTGAGGTACCTGCAAGCCGCGGAAGATGAGCGTGTTAAGATACTCGATCGAATCTTGGAAACTCCGCGCCATATCGCTCCCTGGTTGAAGCGTGGATATCTTGTCACCGATCGGCACCGATACGCCAGCCTTCGAGAACCACGACGCGAATATTGCGCGCGCTGCGTTCGGATCGGACGATTCCGCCACGACCGTCGGGATCGCGAACTTCTCCATCGCAACCGCCCACCACTTCTTTAGGGCCGTCTTGAACTGCCAGCTTGAAAACACGGGCCTGAGAACGCTCTCCCCGTAGATGCCACCGCCGTTGCGGAGGACCAGACACTTCTCCGGCGGCAGGATA